CTTTCTTTCCAGCAATTTTACTTACTAGATAAGTTTCACTGTCGTCCATTTTAAACGAAATACACATTTCACCTGCTGCTAAGTTTGCTGGCAATTTACCAGTTGTTAGTACACAAGTATATTCGCCTGCTGTTTCAATTTCTTCGCATACAAATTTCTTTGAACCTTTTTGCTTTACGATATAACCTTCTTTAACTGCTGTGTCGTTATGAAAGTTTACTTTGATTTCAGATCCAGCCGCTGTTGGCTCTCCGAATAATCTTTTGTTTAGTGGTCTTCCCATTTGTTTTCTCCTATATAAGTAGTCCAATCCGGGTTCTATCCGGTACGCTGTGGGTTAAACAGCATAAGTCCGCCTTGCGGCTCGCTATCTGACACAAGTATTTATCTTTTAGATAATAAAGCCATAAGCTCTACTTTACTAATAGCAGTAAGTATGCGATTAATATGGTCTAATTCTTCTTGTGCTTTTTCTAGATAAGTTGTGCGTTTTGTTTGCTTATATTTTATAATATGCTCCATATGTTCCTTCATATGCTTTTCTAACATTTTATCAAATGTTTTAACATCGTGAGCAAACATAGGAAAACGTTTCCGCCACTTTTGTAATTGATCTCTAAGTTTAGGAAAATCTCTGTAACTTGTAATCTTTTCCATATTGCTATTTAACAATCAGAAAGTCAAGTCATAAAAAAAGGGCAGTGTTTCCACCGCCCTTTCTAAATACTCTAATGAGTTGGCTTACGCAAAACGTAAGTTTGCTGATGTTACAGCAACTTTACCCAAGTAGTCAGCCGCATTACCAAGAGATGATGCAGTGTTTGTTAACTCTACATAACCATATCTTGTCATAAACGAAACTACTGGCTCAAAAGTACCTGGATCAAGTACAACACCAGATGACATTAAAGGAATGTATGGGCAATAGAATGCTGCCGCATCTGATTCTGAAGATCCTTTGTAACCAACAAGTACATCGTCTGATGTAGCATAGCCGTTTACGTATACTTTCATAGCACTGTTTAAAGTTCCTACAAACTTAGTGTTTGTTGGTGCTTCAAATGTACCTTCTGTAGTTCTAGCAAATGCTGAAGTTGTAGCAGACTGTAATAATGTTAATACAGTTGGTGATACAACAGCCCAGTTACCAGCACCACGACGTGTACGCTGTGCAATCAAGTTGCTAACTCTGTTGATTTGAACAGCAAGTGCTGCGTGTTCGTCACCAACGAAAGTAGCAGTACCTGATACTGCGCCTTGGTCGTATGTAAGTGCTGCTGTGCCAGCAAGTGTTGATAAAGAAGTAATAACTTCTTGGTCGATCTCAGCAGTAATTTCCTGCGCTAACGCAGCCATAATTTCTGCTTCAACATCAATACCTTGTTGTGCTTGAGCATCTTGAGCAGCCTCAAAAGTCCAGCGAGCTGATAACTTACGAGTTTTTGCTTCTACAGTTTGTTTCAAGATTTGAATTGAAAGTCTGTTACCAGCAGCGCCTTCTAATGAAGCAGTTGAACCTGCTTTAATATCGTCGTTACCTGAATAACCTTCAGCAATCTTGAATGGGCTTAGTGCCTCTTCACCTGCTGTGGCACCTGTGCCTGAGCTAGATGAAAAATCGTCAGCATATCTTACACGTAATGTGTGGATTTGGCCAACTGGTCCAGTCATTGGTTGTACACCAACAAGTTCATTTGCAATGACTGTTGGCATTACACGTCTGATCACTGGTAGGATCACACGATTTAGTGTTGCAACGTTGCCAGCGGAAGTGGCGCCTGCTGTAGCACTCTCTGACAAATACTTACGGGTATTCTCGAGAGTTGCCTCCATTACAGAACGCTTGTTACCTTGGAGCCCTTCTAAAAGTGCGCCTTTGGTTTCCGACCAGCGTGACTCTAATAATTGTGACATTTTGTTTATCTCCTTAAATTTTAAGTCCCGCAAGTCTGCGGATGTCAAATATCTCAGCGGTCTTATTCTCTTGACCGTTGATATGTGCCTGTGTTTCTTTATCGCCTGTTACTTCCTTAGCCTCGTTCAACGCTACTTTCTTAGTAGATTTTCCATCCATTACGGCTGGAATATACTTGTCGAATGTTGCGTGTAGTTTATCTGTTTGGACAGATTCTAAAAGTTCACTCATTACTTCTTGCTTTTCTTTGTTTAGAGGTGATAACAATTCTGCCATTACTTCTTTACGCTGAGCTGCATCTTGCATACGAGCAATTTCTGCGTCTTTGCTTTCAGTCAACTTCTCTGCTTCCTCTGCTTTCGCATTGGCTTCTTTAACTGCTTCTTCTCTTTGTTTTACAACTTTAAGAAGTTTTGCTGTTTCAGATTTTTCGTTTAGATGACTTGCTGCATACTCACTTGCGAAACTTTCAAAAATTCTGCGACCAAAATCGTTTTTGCGAGCTGCTTCAATATCTTCTTTTAACTGACCCATCTCTGCTTTCAAGCCTTTACGTACAGTTGTTTCAACTACTGTTGAAGCTCTGTCAATAAAGTCTTTCTTGATTGCTTCGAATTTAGCCTTGCTATCACGTACCAATTTAACTTTGGTTTCAGCAAGATCTTTTTTATCAGAGTGGAATTCTGCGATTTCTTTCGCTAATGCATCCACGATAAAAGATTCTAATTTAGCAACATTGCCCGCTGCTGACTTACGATCTTCACGAAGTTCGTCTAGTTCCTTTTTCAAGTTGTTAAGAACGAATGATTCCATTGCTTTAGAATCTTTCTTCATTTTCTTAGCATACTTGGCTCTAGCCTCGATAAGTCCCTGACGGTCTTCAGCAAATTCAGATAATTCAGCAGTAATTCTGTCTGAAAGCATCTTCTCTACTGCTTCTGCCATTTGAGCTTTATCGTGTTCGTACTTCTGTGCAAATTCTTCACGTAAACCAGTTGCGACTGTGTCACGGTTTTCTTGAACTGCGGTTTCCCAAGCGGTTTCAATTTCCGACTTGACTTCTTCGGAAATCACATTGTTTTCAAACAATTGTTTTACAAAATCTAACATCTGTGATTCTCCTAATGATTTAATCCTGAAATGATTTTCTTCAAGGACTCTGCAATATACTTCTGTGCCTGTGGGTCGCCTTGTACTTCTTGTGCTAATTTAAACGCCTGGAAACCACCTTTTTCATTCATAAGGTGTTCATAAACTGGTGTAGGATAAGCACCCGGCGCACTTGGTTGTGCAACAACGTCAACAGTAATGATTTCAAAACCGTTTACGTTACCTTCTCCGTCTACTTCTCCTGAACCTCTTGAGCTAACTCCAAGTTTAACTCCGCTTTCCAACATCGTGGACACTAATTGTCCCATTGGTGTTGGAAGCATCTTAAGTTTTCCGTAACCGTTAGGACCGTCCATCCACATCTTTGTGATCATATGGGACACACGGTCGAGGTTTATTCTTAAATCTTGAGGATGATCTACTTCACCAAGCACTGAATACCCCCCAGAAATCTGTTCGTTGAGCGTTTTGACAGCCCTATCAATTTCTTGCGAAGAATAAACACGCTGGTTAGCATTACGAATGTCACCTTGAATACAGATACCACTCAAATGTAATGTTTTACCCTCGCCTTCATCACGCTCAATTACGATTTTAGCCTGATCGAAGCTCAGATGTTCTGCTAGTGTAGTTTTCAACCTATATACCCTCTATTATCTACGGCCACGGAAAATTGATTGCTTGTTATCAGCGTTTTCGCCAGCGCCTTTCTTTTCTGCACCGTGTCCTTTTTCTGGGGACATCTTAGTTGCACCTTTAGCGCCTGGAACGTTAACGTTGCCAGCATTTTCTTCTTTAGCGTTAATATCTGCTAATCCACCGTCATTTTTCTCTGACGCTTCACCGCCTTTTGCGATGTTAGCAGTAGTACCGCCCATATCGTTTTTCATATTGTCAACAACTGATTTTTTGTTGTCAGCACCTTCTGCAGCACCTTTTGATTCAGCACCGTGTCCGCCTGCTACTTTTTCAACATACTCACGCATTGTTTCTAACTCATCTTTTGGCTCAGCAACTGCTTCTTCGCTTGACTCTGGAGCAAACATTTCGTCTTTTTCTTCTTCGTCGCCCATTTCGTCACCAGCATCGTCGCCGCCTTTGATTTCGTCAAATTTTGCTTGAAGTTCGTCAACAATTGAATCTAAATCTTGGAATAACTCTTCTGGCTCTTTTTCGCCGTCTTCGTCATCGCCTGTAATGTCTGATTCTAAGTCATCACCAGCGTCTCCGCCCATAGCATCCATTGGATCTTCGTCGTCGCCTTCTACAGCAACTTCTTCAAATTCTTCTTCTACTTCTTCGTCGTCTGCAGATTCATCAACTTCTTCGTCTTTAGATGACTCGTCAACTTCTTCGTCAGTTGCTTCGTCTACTTTATCTTCTTCTGAATCAGCATCTTTAGAAGCCTCATCAACTTCTTCGTCTTTTGAATCTTCTTTTACGTCCTCATCTTCTTCCATTTCTTCTTCGATAAGGTTTTCGTAGATTTCTCTTGATTTTGTTACCACATATTCGTGGAATAATTCTTCTGCTTTTGCAGTATTGTCATTAACCAAATGCTCAAGCATTTGTTCTAATGTTGTTTTTTGATCTGCCATTTTATTCTCCTATAAATTGATTATCGTAAGGCTGTTTGTTAATGTATTTACATTTTACTTATAAAAATGGGGTTAAATGGTAGTTTTTTGATTCGTTTTGCTTTGATATATACTTTCCGGAAACGTGCTATCAAACTCTTCCTTACTAATATGTGTCAAATTTCCGTGCTGAGGACCTAATTTATCGGGTATAAAGCCGCCTTCTTCAACAACTCTAAAGAATTTAGTGTGTCTAAACTCCTTAATAACCTTCTCTGTTTGTCCTAGCCAGTTACCAAAAAACGTTGCTGCATCACTGCTTTTCTTATAATTGAACGTATCTGCGTATACATTGTTGAATTTGCCTTTGACTCCTGCATAGTCAAATCCAATAATATAAATGTTTTTATGTCCATTACTAGCAGCAAACCATAATGCAGTAGGGCCGCTTGACCAACCCTTGTGTGGTGAAAATAAGTTAATATTTGATTTTGTTTTTATGCCTTTGTTAGGATTTGTCCAAATAGTTCCTTTTTTATGATAGTCAGCATCAATTAATTCGTTAACCATCTTAACGTCAACTGCTATTAAAAAGTGTGGATCAAATTCTCTATATTGTGCGTTGCAACCGTAGACTGTACCTTTGTTTATTAAACTAGGGCAATCAATTGCAAGTCTACTGTTTCCGTTACCTAGAACGAAAGCAGCATCATTTTGAAATCTTTTTCGGTTACTCTTGTGGTTCAACTGGTGCTGCATACATCTGCCTAATAAAATTTAGTTCCGATTCTTTCTCGGCAGCGTGTGCTTCAGCCTGCATTCTAATTTCGTTGATCTGTCTAAGAGTTAGTCTGATCTTTCTTGTATCGTCACGTTGCAATACAGAACTGTCTTTGCTGTTGTCGTATCTACGGTCAACTGCAAAGTCATTAATCTCATCGTTAAAATATAAAAATTCTCTTAGAAGCATACTACTATTTATGACTAGGCAGGAGTTTCTGTGCCGCCTGCCGCATCCCCTTCTCCGCCTGCTGGTTCAGCCGCTGCTGCCATATCTTCAGGCGCTTGTGCAGTCTGGTCTCCCATATCTGTCTCCATACCGCCTGGAGTAATACCTGCTCCTCGCAACTCGCCTGCTGCATCAGTAGGTGGTTGTAAGTTGCCTGCATTTTCTTCTTTCCACATTCTCTCGTTCTCAGCAATTTCTTCTGCTGTTAAACCAAGATAACGTTTTAGTGCAAAACGTTTAGACAAGTGTGGAACTTGTTGTATCGCACCAAAGATGTTTGCTCTAGTAGTATCAAGTTCTGCTTGACGATACGCAGCAAAGTTTTGTGGTGGATTAAATTTTAGTTCAAACATACTAGGGTCAATGTTAACACCTGCACTGTCTAACCACATTTTAAATTCTAAATCTAATGATTCTACAATGTTTGCTTGAAGTCTTTCACAATACTTGTTAAAACGTAATTCTTGAATATAAGCAGTTCCTACTTTACCGTCACTTACTGTATTTGCTTGTTCGTCAATTGCTGTAGGCAAGTAACTTGCTGGAATACGTAAAGCACGGAATAATTTATTAGTAAAATAACGTAGGTCAGTAATTTCACCTAGGTTAGTTCCGCCTGGTAGTGTTTCAACTTTAGAGCCACGTCCTTCTGCTGTTTGCGGAAAGAAGTAATCTTCATTAGTTGATAGTGGATTGTAACTAGCATCAATAACACTTGTACCTCCACCTGTTGCACTTGGAATACGTCTTTGTTGTATTTCGTTTTTAACTTTTTCAACAAAGCTCATTGCCATATGCGCAGGCATATTACCTACGTCAACGTAAAAAATTCTACGTTCAGGCGCACGTTGAATACGATAGATAATAATCGCATCTTCTAATAACTCTTTTTGTTTGTATACTTTAAAAACACTTTCTAAAAGTGAATTACCAAAAGGATAATTTTGATCTAATCCTTCTGATAATGAAATGTGTACCATATGTTTTGCATCTACAGCAATTTCATTTGCTTCTCTTTGAAACCTAGTGCCTGATGGTGTTGGAACTTGACCTGCCATTCCTCTACCAAATCCACCCCCGGAAGTATAAGAACTCGTTCCGCTAGGTGAAGTGTTAGTTGTATTGTGTGGAGTCGTTGCTACTAAATCTTTAAAATTAAAATTAATATCTCTTACAACATACTGCTCGGGAATCTTTCCATCGGATTCGTTAACAATAATTTTTGTGACTTTGGTTTGATCCACGTATAAAAGTTTTTTAGTTTCTGGATCCCTAATGAAAAAACAGTCTCCATATTTAAATGTGTTCCTTACAATTCTAAAAATTCGTTTGTCAATTTGATTTAATTTGGTCCATTTTTGTAGCGCATCTTTTAATAGTCTAGTTTCTACATTAGTTGCCTGCTGTCTAAAATGGAAATGAAACGGTGTTGCGTTTTCTCTATCTTTATCTGTACAAAATTCTGCAAGAATATCTAATGCAGCATTTACTTCTGAATCCATATCCATTGTATCGTACTGCATATAACGTTCGATACGATTTGGTGCACCTGCATATACATCTGGCAAATATGAACTATAGTTTGCTCGTGCAGGGCCGGGACGTCCGCCGCCACGAATTGGTCTGTAACTTCCGCCTGTATTATCAGCGTTAACTGGTGTAAAGTATTTTTTCCAACTCATATCTTATATTATACATCCTTTTGCTATAAAAGCAAGTTCTTTTTTGTTATACAGAAGAATATAAATCTCCAACTGCTTCACCACTAACACCAAGTTGTTTTTTGGCTAACATAGTTTGTGTTGTTGCCAATTGGACAAGTTGATTCATACTAGTATTTAATTCACCTAACAACTGATCTGGTGTTTTCTGAGTAGTGTTGCTACTCATTGGTGTTCCGTCTGGGTTAGTAGTACCTTCTGCGTCTTTCTTTTTCTGTTCTTCTTCTGCTTTTTTCTTTTCTGCTTCTGCTTTTTTCTTTTCTTCTTCTGCTTTTTGTTCTAGTGTTTTTTGAGCATCATTAGTATCTGTTGTTTTTTCTTCTGGATTACCAGGTACTTCATTTTTCTTTTCTTCTGCTTTGGCTTCTTCTGCTTTTATTTCGGCATTACGTTTATTGATTAATTCTAGATCTTTCTTGTATTGCTCAATCTGTTTCTGTGATTCTTCTCTACCTTTTGATTCTCTGCCCCAATATTCGTTTACACCTGCTTCTGAACGTTTAATACGTTCTTCTTCTGCTTTAATTTTTGCTTCAATGGCTGCAATATCTTCAGGACCAACTAGTGCTTCTCCAATCTGTTCACCAATTGCTTCACCTGCTGACGATCCTGCCCAATATCCAACAGCACCTCCAATTACACCACCTATTAGCGTACCGACTACAGGAACAACCGAACCTAATGCAGCACCTGCTGCTGCGCCAGCCATTGCTCCGCCAGTACCGCCTACAACACCGCCTGTTACTTCTGCTTTGTCTACACTTGCTTCGTTTGATGTGATATTTCCTGCTTCAAGATCTTGGTCGATTTGATTCATCGACTGATAACCTTCATACAATCCGTATAATAATCCTAACGGACCTGCACGTTTCATAATACCTTTAGCAGCACCTTTCATACCGCCGCCGCCAGTAGCACCTGGTTTTGGTTTTTGTCCAGTAGCACCTGCTCCTGCACCTGCACCGGCTGTACCAGGACGGCCTCTTAGGCCTAGCATTTGTGCTGCGGCCGCTGCGCCTGCTGCAAGTTCTAGTGCTTTAAGTGCAGCATTTGCTCCACCCATTGCTATTAAGAATTTGTCAAAATTATTTGCTGCCATATTAAGAGCTGGCACTAGATATTTCTCAGCAGCATCTAGTGCTTTATTAAATACTTTTTCTAACGGTGCAAGATCAACGCTACCAAGCATTGTTGTAAATGCAGTACTTGCTTCTGCAATATTTTCTTTGAACGTTTTAATTGATGCTGGATCAATTACGCCTTCAGTACCTTTTTTAATATCTTCTTTTGCTTTATCTAGATCGTCTTGAATTTGTTTTGTTACTTCGCCAAGTGTTTTATTTCTTTCTGCTACGTCTGCTGCTGCAACGAAGAAGTCATTCATAGACGCATCAAATTTACCTACAGTTTCACCAATGGGCGATTCAGCAAACTTCTTGGCTTCTGCTGCATAGGTATCATAAAATTCACTAGCAAACCCTTCTTCTAACCCTTGACCGCTTTGAATCTTCTTAAATATTTCTTGTGCTGCTCCGCCTGACTCTCTTAGGAAAGCCATTGCCTTGACACCTTCATCAGATGTTGCAGTACCTGTCGCTAAAATTTCCTTAATACCAACTTGGTGTGCCTTAGGAATTGAATCCATAAGTTTATCCATTTCAGCCTGTTGTTTAGGATCTAGTTTAGAACGCATTATACGATACTGTGCATCTGCCATTCTAGCGTCTTGTTCTGCTTGTAGAGCTTCTTTAGATTTACCAGTTAACTTTGAAACAGCATCTAGGTTTTTCATATACTGACCAGTAAGATTAATCAGTTGCCTATTGCTCAATTGTTCAGCTCTGCCACTTCTTGCAAGTCTACCTGAATATTCTGCAAGTCCGTTGTTAATATCAACTGTGCTAAAACCTAATCTTGCTAGTTCATCACCAACCTGCGACTTTCTAATTTGTTTACCTAGATCGGCTAAACGTTTAGCACCGTCTGCTGTAGTACCACCGAGGAACATTAAGCCTTGTGAATTCTTTTGTACTACTCCGGCAAACTGTTCCATAGTCATACCAGCACCGCCGGCTGCTTTACTAAATTCTGCTATGTTACCACCGAAGTTAGCACCTACTGATGCTGCTGCCTGGAACTGTGTTTGTAGTGTTTCTACTGCACCTGCAACAGGTCCATAAACACCTTTAATTGCATCGCCAACTAATGGAATGTTACCTAATGTATCTGTGGCGCTTGTAATGCTATCGCCCATTCCGGAGATACTAGATAATGAACCTCCAATAAAGTCAATAGCCTTTTGAACTTGTTGGCCCATTTTGCCAACAAGGTTAAGACTGTCTTTTAGTCCTTGTCCCCAACTATCTGTGCTTTCTGCTGCATCATCAAGAGATTCACTTAATCCATCTGCGGATTTTGCTGATCCCTCTTGTGATCTTTGGAATTTTCTGCCGCTTCTTACAGCATTTTCAGTCTGTTTTCCTAGTTTACCTAGGTCTTTGTCAACTTGTCCTACATTTTTAAACTCTACGCCCTGGGCTTTAGCCATAGCGGTCATAGCAGCAAGTAGTTGCTTTAGAGTGGCTTCAGTCGCAGCATTGTTAAGTACTACTTCTTCATTACCAATTTGTCCCGTTACGTCGGCCATTAATTATATTCCCAGAAATATGCGCACATAAATAGTTATTGTAAATATATACAACAATGTTATTTATCGGAGAAAAATATGGATGAAAATACAGAAATGCCAAAGGTTGAAATTGCCGGGCAGCCTGCTACTAGTGGCGCACCCCAACAGGCAGCGACTCCAGCGGCTCCTGTCAATCCGTTAGCCGGCTATTATAGACAGCCTAAAGTTTACCTAAGATTGCCAAGTGGTGGCAAATGGTATCAAGAAGGCACACTCGATGTAAGTGAAGATGGACAATATGCTGTGTACGCAATGACAGCAAAAGACGAATTAATGTATAAGACACCAGACGCTTTAATGAATGGTGCAGCAACAACAGAAGTTATAAAAAGTTGTATTCCTGCAATCAGAGAACCGTGGAAAATGCCTACACTTGATGTAGACGCTTGTTTAGTTGCTATTAGAATTGCAACTTACGGTGAGAAGATGGAAATTACAACAACGTGTCCTGCTTGTAAAGAACAACAAAATTATGACTATATGCTAAGTGAGCATTTAGAAAGAATTAGTGGATTTCAATATCCAGAACAGTATACAATCGGCGACCTTAACTTTACTTTGAAGCCTTACAACTACAAAGAAGTAACGTCTAAACAATTACAACAAATGGAACAAGAAAGAATTTTCCAAGTTATCAATGACGAAAAAATGTCGGAAGAAGAAAAACTTGAAAGATTTGGTTCTAGTTTTATTAAATTAACAGAAATGACTGTTGCTGTAGTTGTTCATAGTATTGCTTCAATTACATCACCGCAAGGTACTGTAACAGATAAAGATATGATAGCAGACTTTATTACTAATGCTGATAAAGAAATATTTAAAAGCCTTAGTGAACATCTTCAAAGTGTTGCTGCTAACCTTGAACTTAAAACTAAAAAAGTTAAGTGTGGTGATTGCGAACACGAGTTCGATGTTGCATTGACAATGGATCAAGCAAATTTTTTCGGAGCAAAATCTTAACCCTTTCTCGTCCTGAGATTTTGCGTGAAGCCGAAAAACTAGATAAAGAGGCGAGGAATCTGAAGAGAGAACTTCTTAAAATGTGTTGGTATATGAGAGGTCTTTCTTACAGTGAACTTGCGAATATGTCTTTTGAAGAACGTGAAATAATCAACGATATTATCAAAGATAATTTAGAAACTACAAAGAAAACCAAACTGCCGTTTTTCTAAGCGGCAAGTTCTTTCTTAATAATTGCTTGTACTTCTGGTTTTAGTTTCTTAATCTGCACAACCAAATCTCCCATATTAACCGGTGCTGCCGGTGTCTTTTGGGTAGGATTATAATCTTTCTGTCCTTGTGTTCTATCAGGAGCAGCGTACGGCTCTTCGCCTGGATTGGCTGCTGCATCTGGTTGTGTATCTGTGCTTGTAGCGTCTTGTGCTGGTGTTTCTGCATCTTGTGGTGTAGTTGTAGCATCAGCACCTTGATCACCTGCTGTTGACGCTGTATTCGCGTCTGTTGCGCCATCTTTTGATGTTGTAGTGCTAGTAGTTGAAGTAGTTGCTTGAGTATTCAATTTGTCACGTAGTTCTTCTGCTTCACCAGGTTGTAATGCTTCACCTTTTTCAACAGGTTGATCTGTCTGTGTGTCCAAAACGTCATAGGTTTTTGGATTTTGTGCATTTGGTTGCATAATAAATTTATCACCTTCTTGTGGTTCAAACTTACCTGCTTCTTTATTCATTTTATCACTCATAGGTTCTGCTTTTTCAGGAGCAAGTCCTACGCCATCCTTAATAGGCTTACTGGTTTGCTTATCAATAATGTCTACTTTTGTTTCGTCTTTTGTATTTTTCTGTAGATAGTATCTTTCATCTTTACTTGATGTAGTACCACCTGTTGTTGGAGTGGCACTTGTTGTAGCAGTATCCCCTGTTGCTGCTGCATCATCAGTTGGCGCATCAGTATCTGTAGCGCCTGCATCAGTTGCTGTATCTGTCGCTGTGTCAGTTGCTGTATCTGTAGCACCTGCATCAGTTGCAGTGTCAGTTGCACTTGTATCTTGTGCAGCATCAGCGGCTGGCTCTTGTGCAGTTGGAAGTTCAATCTTCATTGCATCATAAGTGCCTTTAATTACATCATCTGCTACACCTGCTGGTTTTAAAACTTGGTCTGCAATTTCGTTTGAGTCTGTAGGTTCACCTGCTTTTTGCCAAGCCTTCATAAGTTTGTCTGCTGTAACTTTTGCAGTTAAGTTTCTACCTGCTTGTTTAATAGCACCTACACCTTTACCTATAGCGCCTGCTGCTTTTTTAAGAATTCCAGGTGCTTCGTTAATAGTCTGTCTATTATAATATGCCACTGCATCAAATACACTTTCAAACATCAACTTGTTTTCTAGCATATGATCATTTACTTGTGTAATTTTATTGAACAGTAAATAAATCTGTCCTTCTGAAAGTTTTGTACCTGTGTGTGTTTTGCTTTCTTGTGCTGGTGCTTCGCCAGTTAGTTCTGCTTTTTGTTCTGGACTTACAGGTTTTGCATTGTGCTTGTTCTTAGCGTTGTCATCAACTGTTTGTAAAGCACCCTGTGCTGCTGCGGCTACAGGTCCGCCTACATCCATAATTTTTTCAATTGCTGCATCTGCATTATCAAGCACAGCCATCGCTTGTTCTAGTTGATCACTTGTTAGTGCATCTCTTGGTATATCACCAACTGTTTTTGCAAGTGCTGTTAAACTTTCATTTGCATCTTGTGTTGTTGATAGGAATCCGTGTAACTTACCTGCTGCTTCATAATATTCTGGACTAAAAGTTTTTGCACTGTTTGCTGCATCTGATAATGCTTTATATTGTGCTACCTGCTCAGGAGTCATTGTTAAATCATAATTGTAATAGAAGCCGTTGATGTTACCTGACATTTTTAAATTCTGAGCACCGTCAAGTACACCCGAATCAAATCCTGCATCTGCTACTGCTTTGTCCACTGCTGCTGTAAAGTTGGCTTTTTCAAAACCATCCATCATTGCAGTTGCTTCTGCTTCACTACCTGCGGCAATGTTGTCAATAATGTTGTCTGTAATACCTTGGATTGCTGCGCCAGCAAGAGCACCATATGCTGCTGTTTTAACTGACTTACCAACTGCTGTTGATAGTTTTTCACCTTGTAGTAAATCTTTTGTTGCTCTAGCAAGGAAACCTGCAACAGCACCGCCTAATGGTCCGCCTGCAATAGCAGCCGCTGCTGTAAGAATACCAACAGCAATACTTGCTTTGCCTGGATTGGCTTTTGCCCAATCACTTACTGCTTTCACAGCGTTTACTACTTTAGAATCTTTTGCACCAATTTTTGTTTTTAGTTCATCAAATTTTTGATCTGCATTTTTAACAGGTCCTGCTTGTTGAACTGCTCTGCCCAGTTCATTAATTTTTCCGTCAATCCATTTAAGTGCTTCAACAGGTAAGCCTGCAATGTCTTTTGCTTTACCAACACCAGTTCTGTTGTCGCCTGCTTCGTCAGCACCTTTTTCAATGCTGGTAAACAGTTGTGTAATTTGCTGTTTTGAAAGTGCTGCTTCAGTAACGTATCTTTCAACATCTGCTACCCAAGGCTGAATAGTCTTTTGTTCAAATAAAGTAAATGCAGGATCATTCCAACCTTCACTGATCAGTGTTCTTTTTTGCAGTTGACTTAGTCTCATAGCATTTTTCCTAGTTCAATTTTCTGTCTTGGCGTAAGTGTGTCTAGTTGTTTTTGTATATCCGCTGGAATCATTTTAGCACCCATAGCACCTGCGGCTGCACCTTTAGCAAATCCTGCTAGTCCACCTGACGCTGCTTGTCCGTCAAAACTAGTATCAGAAGTTTTTGCTTGTCCACCTTGATCACGTGCAATAGCATCTTGCACTGCTGCATAAAATACATCGTCAAGTTGTCCACTTGACAGTCCTTCCATCAGTGTACCTACATTTGAAAAATCTATGCTTTGATTTACTACAGCCTTGTTACCACTTGGTGGTACAATTTTCTTTTTGCCCATACTTTTTACATTTACGGCGTCTTTAGGATCAGGTTCTGTTGTAGTTGGTGCAGTAGTTGTTGCACCCTGAGGCGCAGTTTTCTGTGTATTAGCGTCTGTATTAGGCGCAGTTTTCTGTGCATCTGCTGGTTGTTGTGTTGCATCTGCTTTATTATCTGTATTTGTTTTCTTAAGGTTAGCAGCGGCACCTGCAACTGCACTTCCTGCTGCTGCAATACCTTTGCCAAGAGCGCCAACGGCCTTAACCGGCGCAGCCGCCGCTTTTCCTAAAGCGGAGCCTACTTTAGCACCTGTTGTAACCTTTTTCATTGCTTCTTTAGCACTATCTGTAGGATAACCATTTTTAGCAAGCCAGTTTAGTACCATATCAGGCGTTGCACCTTCACCCTTATCTTGAGTTCCTAGGTACTTCATAAATTCTTTTTTCATTAAGTTGGCTTCTTTGCCAAGTTCAAGACGTCCTGCTGCTTTGTCACTGCCTACTTTTGCAAGTGCCTTGTCTTTAATCGTGGATAAAAAGCCCTTGGGTTTTTCATCTAGACGATCTGTTTCTACTAAAATCTCATTAAGACGCATTATAATTCTCTCGTAAGTGCTATACTTTTACTTAGTGTTATTTATTTCTAATCAATCGTTTAAAGAGATCTAAAGATCTCTAGCGTTTTCGCTAACGCTCAACGCTTTTTCTTCCCTAAACGTTTGTGTAGTTGTATTATTTAAATTACGAAGTAATTTTTTAGCATCATCTAGATATTTGAGCCACAATTCGCCCGTTGCCGGACGAATAAGTGTGGATAACATCATCTGAGTTATCGTCGCCACACCTGTTAAAGAAGATTACATATAATATGTACGGAGGCGGCAGACCGTCAACCCCCTACTTCAGCATTCGCAATATCCGCGGAAAGCAGTTAATCCCTAACAGTCGAAATTACTTGCTTTGTGGTTGTATCTTTTTCACAGCGCCACATCTTTTATGCCTAAGTTAGCATTGTCCTTGCAACACGCCAGTATCTGAACCGGGTATTTCACCGTTCCTCAAGACGAGTCGAGCATCCCCGACCAAACTTTGTTGCTATGTAAAATTGATTAAGCCTTGTTTTTGATGTGTCGTTCTAGAAGTGCCTGCCGTAGTTTGTCTGAACCGCCTACTCTAACGTTGATAATTCCGTTATAGTACTCTTCTGATTCTAATACTCTACGGTCAAATTGTTCTCTAGCCTCGAGATAGGACATTTCGCCCCTGCCTGTACATAGGTATAATATTTCTCTAGTAAAATTTTGTGGCCCTAATGCGTCTACATCTGCTTGAAGTTTATCAGACGAACCCCAATAGTCCTTCCAATCACTTTCTTTGTATCCGCGTCTCTTGTTTTTTTTGCCTTTTAGTGGTGGCTTTGTAGTTTTAAACTTGGCTAGTTTTTTGCCTATGTATTTTTTATTGTTGGTCTTGTTGGTAATTAGGTATACAAACCCTTCATATTCGTCAGGAATACTATCTAGGGGTTTGTTATTAAATGTCCAACTCGGATTCTCCATCACTCTTACTTACTTTTGATGGTCTTCCTACCTTGCCTTTTCTGGCTTGTTTACGATCTTGCCTCTTTGATTGTATTTCGTTACGTCTTATACTTGCGTGTCGCCTAATTTCTGATAACCAAAATCTTGCCTTAATGCCTGCTTCGTCACTTCCTTTATATTCAAACCGATCTTGCCACTTAAAGTAGTTTTGAAACGCTTCAATCATTTCGTCGTGACTGTCTGTACTCATCTTAAATTTGGGCCTGTAAAAAATAATGCCATTGACTTCCTAATACCAGAAGTTACTGGAGTTACTTTATGCTGTATCCAACTAGGAAACACTAAAAGTGATCCTGGTTTGTTAAATTCTGGAATTGGCCACTCTCCATTTATAAAAAGTTTGAATTCTCCGCCTTCATATTCTGTGTCGCTACAGTTTAATAGGGCAGTTAACTTAATATCATACTGTTCTTCTAATACACCGTCGCCGTGCCAACTATATTCGCCTTTGTAGTATGCATCATATTCATTGTAAAGCATTGTAGTGAAGTTATTTGGTTGATACAAATCAAATCCAAAGTTGTATTTGTTAATATCGTAAACAATGTTTACAATTCTATCTACATCTTGTTTCAATTCACCATATTGCATTACACCTACACGACTTGTTTTCTTAACACCGTCAGCAGGTTCGTCAAATCCATCATTTACAATCTTGCTTTTGAACGTTTCAACCAGTTGTGGTAGTTGTTCTTGTGGGTGTGCATCTGGTGAACAAAAGTAACTTACCTTCATTGCACAATCTCTACATCATTTGAGTAACTTGTAAAGCCGTTCTCTTTAATAACTTTCAATACGTGATTAACACGACCTGCTAAATCATCTCTATGCGAGATCAAAAATACATTTTTGTTACGTTCACGTGTCATTTTCTTAAGAATACTAATACTACTTTCTACACCAGCACTATCCATACCACTATCAACAAGTTCATCAATAAACAATAAATTAATGCCGTGATATAATGATTCCCAAACGTCTCTAAATGCCCAACTTAGACTTAAAATGAGTCTATTTCGCTCACCTCTACTGAGGTTATCGAAGTCTAAGTCCTGTCCTAGTTGTGTAATAACCACCGTTAAATCGTTCTGAAACTCTACAATGTGCGGTAATCCTACCTTTGCCAAGTAGTAAGTTAAGCGTTGATTTAGATATGCTAAGTTCTGTTCAATAATCTTTTTACGAACAAAACTATCTTTGTTTGTAAGAAGTTTGTATAAGAAATCCATATGATCTTTTACTTTGCTTAGATCATTAAGTTCTTCAAAACTTACTTCTTGTAATGCAGTTTCTTTTAAATCATCAATCTGTTCAAGATATGGATTTTCTTCTGCCTTCTTTTGTTCTAATTCTTTCTGTAAACTTTCAACTGTGTTACGATGATTGTATGCTTCTTCAACACTATCATATTGTGTTGTAGGACACGCTTCTAGTTCACCGATATCAGCAACTACTTTTGCGTGTTCTTGATACTGTGTTTCATTTGACACTATTTGTTGTGCTGCTTCTTGTAGCAATGCTTCTTTACTTTTCAGTATTTCGTCTTGTTTGTCATCGTGTAATTCTTGTCCACAAGCATAACACTTGTGATCTTTAAGATCAGCAATTTCTTTGTCTAGTTTATTAATTACTTTTTCTTGTTTTTGATTGTCAGCAGTAATATTTGCCATCCAACGTTGTGCTTCTTCCAACGAACGTTTCTTATCATTAAATGCTTCCCAACATTTGTGTGCTTCAATCTCTGCTTCAATGTCAATCTTTTCTAGTTTAGCAATTCCTGCTTCTAGTTCTGTAATATTTGTAAGTTTAGTATCTTCCCACATCTTTTGTTTGCGTTCTAAACTTTCGATGTTTGCTTGTATTCTTTCATTAGATGCTTTTACAGTTTCTATTCTTGTGTTCTCTGCATTTATTGCATCTCTATTAATGCGCATTTTTTCTTTAAGTTGATCTGCTTTCTCAGAAAGCATAGTAATACCTAGCAACTGCTCAATAATGTTGCGTTGGTCATTATTCTTCATACTTAAGAAAGGCTCTGTGTAAGTGTTAAGTGCTAGAATATGCTTGAACATATCGTGGCTCATACCAAACAAGTCTTCAATTGACTTTTGTGTTTCTCTACTGTCGCCTTGCGCTTCATTAAGATCACTAGGATCTTGTTCTGTGCCGTTAACTACAAATTTAAGAATATTTGGTTTACGTCCTCTATGAATAGAATAATCAACGCCATTCTTTTCAAAGTCAATACTAACTAACATTCCTTTGCCATTAATCTTGTTAATAAGATTATCTCGCTTAATATTAGTAAGTGCATTGCCGTAAATTGCATAACTTAGTGCATTGACGATAGTTGTTTTACCAGTGCCGTTTCTGGAACCGCTATCGTCTCCGCCTAAGTCTAGATTTTCACCTAGCACTAGTGTAAGTTCTCCTTTGTCAAAATCAATTGCTTGAGTTTGATTACCTACACTCATAAAGTTTTTAACTGTTATATTTTTAATTTTTATCATAGGTCTCGATAAATCTCCGTAAGCATACGCTTGTCATAAGAGTCGCTGTCTAACTGTTCGATTTGATTCATTACAATAGTATCAACACTTTCAAATGACAAATCGATAGGATCGATATTTGATTCCACTTCTACTTTTTCTGGAATCAACATAAGTTCACGTAGTTTAAATTGTGGAATAAACTGTTCCTTGATAAAGTTTGCTTCTTCAAAAGTAATCTGCACATCAATAGTAACTCGACAGTGCATATTTTCTTTTAGATGATCTTCTGGCTTTTCTAAAAGTTGACTTAGTCTAAATGTTCTAAACACAGGTTGCTTAGGCCAAGTTTTATATTCAGGCACTCCGCCCCAGTCTAAGAACATCATACCACGTTCGTCATCCCACGCATCTGCATAGTTGTGTGGAAATGCATTACCAATATACGTTACATTGCCTTTTGTTTGCCGTTTATGAAAGTGTCCACTAAACACATATTCTTGATTGACAAAATGATCAGGTTGCAGTTCTCCGTGATCAGGCATCTCAACCATTGCATTCATTTTAAAGTATGGCAGTTCGAAGTGACCAAACACGTATCTACTTTTTATATTCTTTACTGCTTTCCATTCTTCTCCAACAAGCCAAGGCAACAGTGTAACATCGCCTTCTGTTAGTTGTTCAGTAATAGGAACAATGTTAGGAAATAGTCGCATAAACTCAACACTATTGATTTCACGTTTGTCTTTATAGAATAAATCGTGATTACCTACCATAAAGTAAGTTTTCTCAAATGTTTCGTTTAGTCTTTCTAGATTAGAAACTGTATAGTTCATTGTGCTGACATCTGTTGTCGCACGGTTATGATGCCAATCACCTAAAAATATACAAGTCTCAGCACCAGCGGCTTTTGCTTCTTCACAAAACCATTTTACAAATTCCTCACAATCCATATTGTGAGTCCTACTACCACTTTTCATTCCAAAGTGAATATCTGTGAAGCAGGCTGCTTTCTTAAATAACGGCATTCTTTACTCCTATACTACATTTTATAGTAGTTTTGTTCATAAGTCAAGACTTTTTCTTAGGTGCAGGCACTGCTTTGGGTGGATTCTGACTGTCACCTCTACCTTGCTCTTGTCTAGTCCAACTTGGATTCATTCCATTCATTTCTAAAATATCGTCTCTAATATTTTGGTTACGTTTTTCGATATTGATGATACGTACAAAACTATTAGTAACAGCAGCGGTATAGTAAGCAAAAGGATTATTACTCTTAGATTCATCAAACTGTAGTCCTATCTGTGCCAACTGTAATATTGCTTGGCCTTTCATTTCGTCATTGTAAGTGTAACCACGTACATTACCACGTGTTGCATATCTATCACACAACTTCATCCACATCCTTGCAAGATCATTTGTCGCTTTGCCACATTTTCCGTCAAAGTATCCGTTTTCCATTCCTCCAACCCAATGGCTTTTTCCTACACAGATTAAGTTACCCTTTTCATCAAACTTCCAATGTTGGAAAGGTGGAAAGTTTACTTTTACGTGATGATCTGCCACAGTCTTTTTTGTTTTCTTGCGTGTTAAATCTTCTGGTACGTGTTCAAATGTCATTACTCTGAAAACTACATCTTCTTTTGCAATCTTTCTATAATCAATTTCAAACTGTTTTGCTGGTATCTTCTTACCGGCTGCTTCAACTGCGTCAGCGTGTGCTTGTTTTGCTAATCTGGCTGCACGGTTACGTTTTGCTTCTGCTGTAGTTCTAATGTTAATTTTTTCAAGACTTGGTACAATTAAGTCGTATTGGTTGTAATCAGGGTCGACAAATGAACAGAATGTGTTCTTACTGCGGTGTATTTCAGCAAGTAGGTCCTTATTCGTCAAATAGTTTGTTCGTTTTGCCATATTTTTATTCTCCTGTATGAATTAATATAATAGCACATTTCTCTTGAAATAAATAGAGTTATAATAAGGAAATTTTACCAAAATGTTAAATATTAATCCGTTAGCAAAATTAACCACACAAGTCAACAGTTCCATTGCGGCTGATATCGCTGCTGCAACACAAAAAGCAAAAGGTGCTATAGCAGTTGCAGGCAATTTGCAAGATAAAATTGCACTTGATGGAAAGATTGACCAATTAGCAGGTGGTGTTACCAGTGGTCTCAACCAAGCAGCAGCAGGTGCAAACGTTGCAGGCTTACTTGGCGGCGCAGAATCTGCGATGCAAACAGGTCTTGGTAAAACAATTACATCAGCCGTTGGTTCAAACGCACTTGGAAATGCAGCAGAAGCAGTTGGCTCTCTATCTAATGTAAGTAATGTGTTTGGCGGTGTAGCATCAACAATTGAGCAAACAGCGGGAGATATTTCCGGTGCTCTTACCAAATTGACTGGCGGGGACTTAGCAGGCGGCTTTAAAGACATTGCAAGTGCCATTGGGCAAACTGCCGGCAACTTGAATGATATTTTAAGTTTAAAACGTGGCGCCAACTTACCTCCAGGTGGTGAATTGTTTACTACAGCAGGTGAAAAGATTAAACTTAACCCTAGTGCCGAAAATGACTGGCGTGTAAAAATTAGTTGTAATTGGAAGATATTTAATAGTCCATTGTTTTCAGTTTTAGAAAAAACTGGAGGTGTTACTTGGCCAGTATTACCTACAATGGAAATTAGAACAACCGCAAACTATTCAGAATTAGCACCAGTACATAATAATTATCCTTATCTTGCTTACAAGAACTCACAAGTGGACGCAATTAGTATTAGTGGTGACTTTATTTGTGAAACTGAACAAGATGCAGCATATTGGATTGCAGCAACAACATTCTTTAGAACAGTCACTAAAATGTTTTATGGCCAAGGAGAAAACACAGGTAATCCTCCGCCGGTATGTATGTTAAACGGTTATGGTAGTATGATGTTTCATAATACTCCGGTAGTAGTAAAAAGTTTTTCTGTTAGTATGCCTAACGATGTTAACTATATTAAAGTAAGTCCAAACCTTACAAACAGTGATAGACCTACTTGGGTTCCTATCAAGAGTAATGTAACTGCTGAAGTACAACCTATCTACAACAGAGCAAGTATGAGAAAATTCAGTTTACAACAATACGCCGCTGGACAGATGTCTGGTAAAGGCGGAGTAGGATACTTCTAATGGCAAAATACGATAATGCATCACACTATAGTAACACTCCAACAAAAGGTTTCTATTTAGACTTATTCCAAGCCAGACCAGTACCCAGAGAAGCAGATGATTTTGTATATACTATTGAAAGCCAATACAATCATCGTCCAGATTTATTAGCATATGATCTTTATGGGAATGAAAAACTTTGGTGGGTATTTGTGCAAAGAAATATGGAAATTCTTAAAGATCCAATATATGATTTTGAAACCGGAGTTCAAATACAGATTCCAAAAGATTCAAATCTTAAAAAATATTTAGGAGTCTAACGTGGCTGCCGAATTCACTGAACGCAGAATACAAAGCAATGGTAACACTGTCAATTTTAATATTGACCGAAGCCAGCCGTATGTTGATGTTCAGAAGAACGGCCAAACTCAAAGAATATACGGAACGCAGGAACAACTAGACAGATATCAAAACAAAAAACCAGATGGTACAGCAGCGTTACCAGGCTCTATTAAAACAAAAGTTAATACAGGTAAAGCATTAGTAAAAGATGCAAAAACAAAAATTACAGAAGCAGTACCATTAGTGGATGACTTTGCAGATTTTAATTCTGCTCTTCCTGAAGATTTTAGTATAGATGCACTTGTTGAAAATTTAGATAATTTATCTAGGAAAAAACAATTAGGAAATAGTCCAAGTAAATTTCCAAATCCACTAGAACAATTTGCATCAATGGTTCCTTTATGGACGTTGGCAGTGCTTACTCCTAAACAATTTAATAAACCGTCAGAATACAGAACAGACGACCTTAGTTTTGCAGAACAGACAGATCCAAGACGTGTTGCGGCAGGCAAAGATGATCAAAATATAGAAACAGTAATAGACTTAGAAAGTTCTATTATATTTTCAAGTGCTGGTAGGGCTGATAACACTCGTGCAAAAGTATTTGGTGTTGCTTCACCTGAATACTATATTGATAATTTTAAAATGATGTCAGTAGTTGCACCTACACCTGCAACAGGAAACACTAACGCAATAAGTTTTGAATTTGATGTAATGGAACCTTATAGTATGGGATTACTTTTACAAAGTATGCAAAGTGCTTCGCTAAAAGCAGGATATCCAGATTATCTAATGGCTCCGTTTTTACTTAGATTAGATTTCAAAGGATACGATGAAAGAGGCAGGATTATTAAAAGTTTAAAACCTAAACACTTTGTTTTAAAATTTAAAAAAGTTGAATTCAATGTTTCTGAAGGTGGTAGTCAATATTCTGTACAAGCATATCCTTATAATCACCAAGGCTTTGCTGACACAGTAGATATGTTATGGCAAGATATTAGTATTGCTCCTGAACCTGACAAAGAGGCAACAGTTTATAGTATATTAGGTGATCCAGATAATCCTAAAAGTTTAGTTCGTACTCTAAATGATAATGAACAAAAATTAGTAAATCAAGGAAAGTATAAAATTAAAGATCAGTACGAAATACAGTTTCCTGAAAGAACATACGACTTTAAAGGAATATTGCCAACTAAAAAGGAAGATAACGTAAGTTTTGATCCGTATGGAGATCCTGTGAAGCAAAGTGTAGGTGGCAAAGGTGCTGCTGGTCAAGGTTTCGTAGATGCTGGTAAAAATCCTATAGGCGAAAGTACATTTGATTACAGTCCTAAAAAAGGCGGTAACTTTGCTTTTAGAAAAGAAGATGATGTAGTTAATGAAGAAACTGGCAGAATTGAAAGAGGTAAGTTAACAATTAATCCTAAAGAACGTGTGTTTAACTTTTCTCAGAAAATGAAATTAAGTGATATTATCACACAGACTATTTTAAGCAGTGAACAAAGTGCAAGAGCAGTAAATGGCGAACTACCATTAACAGCAGAAGGTTATGTTAATTGGTTTAGAATAGATGTGCAGATTGAATTTTTAGATTATGACGACAGCATTGGCGATTATGCTAAAAAATACACATATAGAGTTGTACCATATCTAGCTCACGCTAGTGTGTTTGGAAACAGCACTGCTAAACCACCAGGTCAAAAAGAATTAAAAAAACAAATTGTAAAAGAATACAATTACATTTACACAGGACAGAATGCAGATATAATAGACTTTGATATCAAAATTAACAATTTATTTTATACTGGTATAAATCCTGCTGTTGAAGGTAACACACAAAGTCAAAGCGACAATGATGGCGGCGGTACAGGCACTGACAAAACCAAAGATGTTTCGGCCACTACCGGCACAGACAAAAAAGCACAGATTGCTAATTTAGGAAAAACAAAAGCCAAAAAAGATCCTGATATGTTTAATGTTCTGAAAGGTGGTTCAGGTACACAATCTGTTGAACAAAGAGTTGCTGAAAACTTTCACAATGCATTAATAAAAAATGCAAGTGCTGATCTTATTAAAGTTGATTTAAAAATATTAGGAGATACTTTTTGGTTAGTTGAAAGTGGATTAAGTAATTACTTTGTACAAGCAAAACCGGCATCCCAATATATGGCAGACGGAACTTGTAATTATGAAGGCAACGATGTATTCATAAGAATTAATTTTAGAACTCCTATAGATGTAAACGGAGCCGCTGGCACTGGAGATAAACCAGATGGACTTTATTCATTTAGCAAAGCAACTACACTAAGTCCGTTTAGCGGAATATATAGAGTTTTTAAACTTGAGAATGAATTTAGCGGTGGACTGTTTACACAAGTATTAAGTTGTGTAAGAATGCAAGGTCAAGAAGAAGATTTTGATGGAGACGCAGTCAAAGAAGAAGCCGGAACTAATGCACTTGCAAGTAAAATAGGACCAGAAAAAGAAAATAAAACAAATGTATCACAAGAACTTCCAATGTCTAATAAACTTGCAGAGCTATTTGGTGTTTCAAGTATAAAAGAATTACAAGAAAAATATCCTGCAGGTCCTGCAGACAAACCCAAAGTACCTGAAGGACCTGTCATTACTGAAAGAAGAAGACAATCTAACGGTGTACTTGTTAACTTTAACATTG